GCATTTGTACCACCAAATGATAGACAATCTTACTCTGAATATCAATTTAGTGTAGATAATCTTGAACAGTTTGATGGATTCTCAATTAAGGTTGTAACATCTTCAACTAATGAATCCACACCTGTCAAGTTGAAAGATTTCAGATGTATTGCACTTGCATAATAAAATGACTAATATTCCTAAGGAAGACTTAATTCCAGTTGAAGGTCACACGAATCTTTTTCGAGATCGTGTGACTGGTGCTATTGTGAATACTAACACAAGTGGGTATTCACAATATCAACAAATGAAACAACGAAAACAGAATGAAAGGCGTGAACTTGATACAATTAAGTCTGACATAGAAGAAATTAAAACTCTATTGCGGGAGCTTACTAATGGATCCAGATGAAATCAAACTCAGTGGACTTTCTAAGGAATTTGCATATCAAAAAATAGCAAATGAACTAGATGAATGTGACAGTATTTCTCTGATGAGGGACATTGCAAAATCTTATGCAAAGCTATATTTGAAGCAGCAAGAAGTTGTTTCGGGTTTGGGACTTCAAGGAATATAAATATTCATACATCCTGAGCTGTATATAAATGGCTGAAATTAAAGTCAGAGTAGGACAAAAACCAGCAACAAAGGTTATTTCTTCCCTTGCTGGTGCTCAAGGTCTCTCGTTGGCTGAGTTAAGTGACGTGAATGCCACCAATTTATCAAACGGAATGGTCCTCGTTTATAATGCTAGCACCAGAAAATGGGATGCTACGTTAGAGTTAACGCCAGGTAATACACAGAACTTAGACATCAACGGAGGAAATTTCTGAAATGGCAAGTATTATTAGGATCAAAAGATCCTCAGTACAGCTAAACCATCAACTTTACAATGGGGCGAATTAGCATACGTAACTGGTATTGGTAGTGCTACCAACGCTGCTTACCAAAATAAAGATAGAGTTTATCTTGGTGACGACGGTACTAACGTTAACGCTATTGGCGGACGTTATTACACCTCCATGATGGACCACGTTCCTGGAACTGTGGCGAACATTGCAGGAACTAATACTAGAAACCTTGACCAAGGTGTTTCTGCATTGATGGCACCACTGGCAAACAGTGGTCTCGGTGGAGCACTTTCACTCAAAGTTGATCAGTGGAACGTAGATAATATTAGAATTGATGGAAATGTAATTTCATCAACTGATACTGATGGAGATATTAAATTAGATCCTAACGGTTCTGGTGAAGTACATATTCCAGACGATACATTCCTTTCGTTCGGTGACGATAAGGATGCTAAGTTTGAATATGATGAAAACGGAACTGACCAGTTAAATTACACTGGTGCAGATCTTAGAATCAATGTTGCTACACAATCATCAACAAAAGATACTGGCGCTTTAATTGTTGAAGGTGGTGTTGGTATTGAGAAGAATCTGAACGTAGGTGGAACAGTTGCACTTGGCGACTCACTTACAGTTGATCAACTTAAATTACAAGATAATGTAATTTCTACCATCTCTGGTACAGAGATGATCATTGACCCATTCCCCGATGGGTTAAGCAATGAAGGTAGAGTTGTTATCAAAGGTGATCTTCAAATTGATGGCACCACAACGACTGTCAACTCAACAACAAGCACAGTCAATGACCCTATTCTTCATGTCGGTGATGTAACAAGCACCAGAACAGTTATGGTTGCTGCCAATAGTGGCGCAACAAGTCTGGTTCTTGATTCTGTCGTTGGTATTAACACTGCCGATGCAGTTACAGGTACTGGTATTGCAGCGAACAGCACAGTTGCTTCTTATAACACTGGCACAAAGACCATTACCCTTAATAATGCAACAACAGCGGGTATTTCAACTCAAACTCAGTTGACAATTACCCACGCATACGACACTAATACTGATAGAGGTCTTTCGTTTACATATAATACTAGCAGTGGTGCTGGAAATAATGTAAATGGTTTCTTTGGTTTTGATGATAGTTCTATCGCAGATTCCACTGCTGATGCAGACAACCATGGAACTCACGCTGACGATAGCAGAAGATGGACTTATGTTCCTGATGCATCAATTACTGGCAGCGTAGTTTCAGGAACCAAAGGTTTTCTGGATATCAAAGGTATTTACTACCAGGCAGGTGATTACAATCTTGGTGGTGTTGTTTACTTTGATGACACTGGTCTCCAAAGATCAACAAATGCTGTTGCATCTCCTGTAATTACTTCTAAGCAGGTTCTTACTGCAATCACCAAAAATACTCTTGCTCTCAGTGGAAATATCACTGTTAGTGTTGGTGATATTGTTAGACAAGATGTTACAGGTGCTTATGGTGTTGTTGAGACCCAAGTTTCTGCTGGAAATAGTGTTAACCTGATTGGTGTTGAAGGAACATTCAATACTTCAAACAACTTGAGAAGAGAAGGTCAGAGCGGTAGCATTTCAAATCTTGCTGTAAATCCTAGTTCCGTTTCGGTAATATATACTAATAAGCCCCACTGGACTTCAACTCTTGACGGGGGTACATTCTGAGGTAACTAATGGAACAACAAGGTGAAGTGGATGTAAATGTTCTCATCAAACTTTATAATTCTAAATTAGCAGCACTAACAAACCAAAACGTTTTACTTGAGGCAAAGTTAAGTACTTTGTCTCAGGACTATAAAGAACAATTGGATGCGCTGCTTGAAGAGAACGCAGATCTGAAAGCAAAATTAGAAGGTTAATATGGCAAAACCATCAACTAGGCAAGGACTAATCGACTATTGCTTACGCCAACTTGGTGCTCCTGTGTTGGAAATCAACGTAGATGAAGACCAGATTGACGATTTAGTTGATGATGCCATTCAATATTTCAACGAACGTCACTTTGACGGGGTTGAAAAAATGTATCTTAAATATAAGATCACAGAAGATGATGTTAATAGAGGTAAGGGGAAAGGCACTAGTGGTGTAGGAATTGTCACTACAACTGCAACCGATACCTCAGGAAGAACATATAATTGGTATGAAACAGAAAATTACATTCAAGTACCAGATTCTGTAATTGGTGTAGAAAAAGTATTCAAGTTTGATACTAACTCCATTTCTGGGAGTATGTTCAGTATCAAATATCAATTATTCTTGAATGATCTGTATTATTTCAACTCTGTTGAATTGTTGCAGTATTCAATGACCAAATCATATCTTGAAGATATTGATCATCTATTGACTACTGATAAGCAGATTAGATTCAACAAGAGACAAGATAGATTATATCTTGATATTGATTGGGGTTCTCAGGAAGCAGATGAATTTATTGTTCTTGAATGTTATAGAGCATTAGACCCAGCATCATTTACACAAATCTATAATGATAGTTGGATGAAGCAATATCTGACTGCATTAATCAAGAGACAATGGGGTAGAAACCTAAGCAAATTTCGTGGTGTCAAACTTCCTGGTGGAATTGAGTTGAATGGTGGAGAAATTTCACAACAAGCAGAATCTGAATTGGCAGATATCAAAGCAAGAATGATGTCTGAGTATGAATTACCACCCCTCGACTTTATTGGATAATGGCTCTTAATCCTTTCTTTCTAGGCGGAACACAGTCAGAACAGCGTCTTGTTCAGGACCTGGTTAATGAGCACCTAAAATTTCATGGTGTAGAAGTAACATATATTCCCAGAAAATTTGTAAATAAAAAGACAATTATTGAAGAGGTGCAGTCATCTGCATATGATGATAACTTTTCTATTGAAGCATATGTAAATACCTTTGATGGGTATGGTGGAGCAGGAGACATTCTAACAAAGTTTGGTGTTAGTGTTAGAGATGAACTTATTTTAACTATTTCGAAAGAAAGATTTGAAGACTTTATCGCACCATTTATGGCGGGTCAAGATGATGGAACTGATACCAGTCCATTACCAACACCAACCAGACCAAGGGAAGGAGATTTAGTTTATTTTCCTCTTGGGCAGAGATTATTTGAGGTCAAATTTGTAGAGCACGAGGATCCTTTCTATCAGTTAGGCAAGAACTACGTTTTTCAACTCAAATGTGAACTCTTCGAATATGAAGATGAAATTATTGATACTACTATACCTGAAATTGATACTCAGGTTCAAGATGAAGGATATATCACAACACTTAACTTGATTGGTGTTGGAAGAACAGCAACTGCTGCTGCAATCATTCAGGGTAGTGTAACTTCTGGATATATCTCCGAAATATTCATCAATAATGATGGATCTGGATATACTTCTACACCCACAATTGGAATTAGTTCTTCACCAACTGGATTGATTGGTGACCGTGCAACTGCTGTTGGTGTTCTAACAACAAGAGGCGGTGTAACTTCTCTTGATAAGATTCTGATTACAAATGCCGGTGCTGGATACACTGTTGCACCAACTATAACAATCACTGGTGGTGGTGGCGTAGGTGCTGCTGCAACAGCGTCTATCAGAACCTCTGGTCAAGGTATAATCAGATTCTCCGTCACTGACGGTGGAGTTGGATATGGAACTGCACCAGTAGTAACAGTTACCGCACCTCCTTCAAGTTCTATTTCCAGACAAGCAGTTGGTGTTGCATCAATGCGTTCTGGAAGTGTTGCGTTCATCCACGTCCTTGATCCAGGTGGTGGATACAGTTCTGCACCAACAGTTACTATTGCAGATCCTGAAACACTTGTCGGTGTTGGAACTTATCTCTTCAATGAAGTTATTTACGGAAACAGATCTGGAACAGAAGCAAGAGTTAAGGAATGGGATGAGGATACTGGTATCTTGAAGGTTGCAAATGTAAGTATTGGTTCAACACAACTTGGATTCTTCCCAGGCGAAATGATTATTGGAAAAGATTCTGGAGCACAATATCCAAACCAAGGATATGAAGATTTTGATGAATATGATAAATACTCGGAGAATGATGAATTTGAAGCGGAAGCAGACAAACTCCTAGACTTCACTGAATCTAATCCCTTTGGAACTTTCTAATGTTAGGAACATACTATTATCATCAGATAGTTAGAAAAACTATCATTGCATTTGGCACTTTATTTAATGATGTCAATATACGTCATCAAGACAAAAATGGCAATGATATCAGTAATATAAAAGTACCTCTTGCATATGGACCTGTACAGAAGTTTCTTGCAAGACTTGAGCAGCAAGCAGATTTAAATAAAGCAATTCAGATCACATTGCCAAGAATGTCATTTGAGATGACATCTATTGCATATGATTCAAGCAGAAAGTCAAGTTTAGTTCAGACATTTAAAACTTGTGATGATGGCAGTAAGGTAAAGAAAGTCTTTATGCCAGTTCCATATAATATTGGATTTCAGTTGAATATTTTATCAAAACTGAATGATGATTCTCTTCAAATTTTAGAGCAGATTTTACCATATTTCCAACCACATTTCAATCTCACTATTGACTTAGTAGATTCTATCGGTGAGAAGAGAGATATTCCAATCATCTTAGATGCGGTAAGTTTTCAAGATGATTATGAAGGTTCTTTTGATACTAGAAGAGCACTGATTCATACATTAAACTTCACTGCAAAAACGTATCTGTTTGGTCCTATCGCAGATAGCAGTGATGGACTCATCCGTAAGGTTCAAGTTGATATGTATGCCGATACCAATACCAGAACTGCAAAACGTGAAATGCGTTACACCGTTGAACC